ATGTCAACTTTCATACCGCCGCCGACCAACTGGGTCATATTCAGCGGAGAACCTTTGATCGGCACCCCTCTAGCAATTGCATTCATCGCATCGCGGTCTTGAGAGATTTTGCTAGCGATACGATCCCATTTTGAGAATGACTCGACAAAAACACCAATTGCGGATCGGTCGCCGGGCAGATTTTCTATAACGTCTCCGCGAGTTCTACTCCCATCGGCTTGACGACGTGAGTGACCTGGGAGTTTTGTAATCGTGCTGCCTCCCAAACTGGAGGAGGGAACGGGCTTATTATCCTCCCACAGAGTGTATTCCTGCCAGGTCATGGCCTTGTAGGTGACGTATTCCCTAATATGGAGTGCATCCCTGGTAAACCACCCGCGAGTCCAACCTTTGCCTACATGTTTGGTCCAATAAAAAAGTTGCGTATCCTCTTCATGACCGTTAGCGGGGGTCTCAATATAGTCCCAATAACCGATGGGGACTTCTGCTGTTCCGCCTTCCTGCCAGAAGGTTTCAGCAACTTTGGTCCACAACATCTCTGTTCTGTACCATGTGCCACCACCAGACTGAGATTCAACTACTACCAAACCAATCAAATCTGTACACCTGTATACGTCTCCTATCCAACCACCTGCTGCAGCGTCTGACACTGTTGCATATGCTTCACCTGGCCCGAAGAATTTATGCTGAGCCAACGTGCCTCTCACCATGCTCATCCCGCCAAAACTGCTGACGTTGTCCTGAAGGCTATCTCCGTGCAGAGCAAGGCTGCCCAAGGGTGCGATCTCGCCCCGGGTGAGCCATTTTTTTCCAGACCATCGATTTGCTGGCATATCAAGCCCTCTCAATCATGTCAACCGAACGGCGGTCAATTCGATCCATTACCTCATCAGCGATTTCTGACGGAGTGGCATTATCTCCGCCAGTAACATTGATCACATAGCTGTTGGAAGTGCCACCGGCTCCCTCGCCCCCTCCGGGAACGCCATGAAGGTGGCGAGTCTTGGAGATCCCATGCATTTCTGCGTATCCGCCAGCATTTCGGATGTCGGTCTGAAGAGCACCAAGACTGCTTCCATAGAAATCTTGTGCCCCTCCAAATCTGTGATCTGAATTGCGTGAACGACCCAGCATGTCTTTCATGTTGAGCATTCCGCGACGAGGAGTCGCCGTGTCGCCCTGCCCCAGTCCGGCAATAAGCTCCTTCACGGCATCAGCAAAAGTTTTTACAGCGCCTTCAAACACATCTGTGTGCTCAGCCATATCGTCCTTTGTCATCTTCATGAGACCATCGAACATTGTGATGTCGAGACCAGCAGCAGCGAGAAGCTTTTTGATGTCATCGATGTTTTTCATCGTTCCATCTTCGTTGTAGAAGGTTCCCTCATTCAGAATTCCTGATGCTTCAAGCTGATCCATGGTTACGTCCGCCATCGAACTACGGACACCTTCCTGGGTAAAGCCCTTCAGCCCACCCTGTGTCAGCCGAGCGAAGACGGAGGAACCGGCGTCAACCTTCTGCATCGTTACATCGGCTCCGAGCTGTTGCACGAACGCGGCCCATCCCGGAATGGCCATGAGTTCGGCTTCCCTCCCAGCGAAGGGCCCGTCAGGTCCATAGGCCGTACCACCCTCTTTAAGAGCGTTGTACATACCGCGTTCGCCAGCCGTCTGGGTTGGGGCCATAACACCCATACCCCTGTCAATGTTGGCCAACTCTGTCAAAATGGAAGCCTGGTCTTCCCGCCCATCGCCGCTGGGGTTCCTAAGTATGTCAACGATATTTTGAGCGGATTCGTCCATCGAATATGGGGCTCGGAGAAATTCCTTCTCGTCACGCAGCTGGTTGTGACGTACAGACATGCGATCAGCGGATGCGTATCCCATTTCCCGCATATTCTGCACAAGCCCGCTAGCGAGTTGTATGGCCAGGGTCCCCCATCCAACTGTCGCACTAAAGAGGTCTGTTTCAGTTGTCGAAGCCAGATGTTGCATTTCGTCTTCGGTCATATCAAAGGCGTCTGTCAATTTGCCGGTATTCTTAGTCATTTTTACGATGACATCGTTGAGTTCGTTATAGTTCTCCGAAGCCTTGCGTCCGATCGCTACAAGCAATGTCCTGTGTTGACTGACGGGAATATTCTCATTTTCCGCATATTCAGAAAAGGCATCAGCGTACTGCGGGTCTCCCCGCAGCTGGTGGAGCCCCCGAGCCTGATCAGCTGCGTTTCCGGAAAACGCTAGTTCGTTGATCGAGGTCATTTGGGAGCGATACCCCTCAAGCGTCGATCCCAGGGCTGACACCCTGGTTGCCCTTGCGCCCGAGCGACGCGACCTCTGTCGAAGACCCTCGACGGTCGCGACCAACATCGTGTCAGCAACCGCTTCTCCGGCCTCTTTGGCTTTCTTTCTTTGTGCCGCTTCCTTTCTTGCACCTGCTGTCATCCAGCCGTAAGCACCACCGACAATGGCACCGCCCAAAGCACCCCACGGGCCTGCGAATTGCATTCCCAAGGCGGCTCCACCGCCAGCACCACCCAATGTGGCCATCATGGCGTTTTGGCTCGTTCCGGCCAAACCGAGTCCGGCGATACCAGCACCGATCATGGGATTCATGAATGAGGCCATTCCACCCAACGCCATAGCGCCTTGAGATTCTTCACCGACATAGTTGCCGAGCATGCCGATTCCCATGCCCATTCCCATTTTCATGCCCATGCTGTTGTTGATTCTGTTACGCGGGCCTGCCCATTTGTCCCTGTAGTTCCTCAGCTGGTTGCCGCCGAATCGACTTATCATGCCCGGTGACCCTGCTGGACGCATCATGTAGTTCCTAATACCTCTCGGATAACCTTTTGAATTCAATTGACTGGGATCCCCACCAGAAGCGACCCACTGAAGTTCCCGTGTCGACGCCTGCTGAGCTTTGGTCATCGACCGCATGCCTTTGGTATCCATTGCCGCTCGACCCTGTTCATTGAGGGGAGTGAGTTGCCCGCCTGCAGTGACACCAGTTACCCCGCCTGCACCGCCAATATTGACAGTGCCAGCGTTTACGTTCATTGTCTGGGTCTGCCTTTGGAGCAGGAATCCGCCAGCCCAATTCTTGAGCCTTCTCAAAATGACCATCGCGCTAGCCAGCAGGCCGTAAGCGCCGACGCCATCTCCCATGCCCCCCAGCATCCCGCCAGCGGAGCGCATCACGGTCGTCAGTAGATCAACGATCGTCCTGACACCTGACAAAACTTTATTGATGTAGGGCAGGGCTTTGAAGAATAGTTCTTTCAGCTCATTCTGAAACCTACCAAATGCTGCGAACAGCTCTCCGAGACGGGTGCCGAACTTAGAGACCTCGGCCTCATTTTCCTGCAGCATGTCATTGAAGGTGCCGAAGGATTCGCGAATGTACCTGCCGATTTCACCGAAGATGTTGCCGAACATCTCCTCCAGGACCCTGGCTCCGTCGATAAGAGGACGCAGGCGATCCAAGACGTTATTCCAACCGTCGACAAACCCCTTCCAACGGTCACCCATTCGCTTGAACATGCCTTCAACTTCCGGGCCGCGACGAATGAAGCTGACGAACATCTCCGTGGTCTTCTCGGCAAAGCCTGTGAGCGCGCTGAGGAACGGCCCCCTGCCGAATTCGACGAGTGGTCGCCATACCTGGGTCATCCCACCACGGAATGTGTGGACCATGTCGGAGAGCGCTTCTTTGAGCGGCTTCAAGAATTCTTGACCGAGGTCGGCAAAGTCTTGCTTGATGGTGGTCGCAGCAAGTTTGAATTGGCTAATCAGTGTTTGGCTAACAGAACCCCACTGGCCACTAACCCCTCCCGCTTCAGCCAATGCTCCACTCGTAATGGCAGCAATCAAGTCCTCACGAGTTCTGACAGTCTTGGCAACTTCCTTCAGGGCGTCCTCCATAGGCTTGCCCATCTTCTGGGCAACCTTACGAATTTCGCTCATGCCCTTCTTGGGGTCCTGAAGGGCGGCAATGAGTTCGCCAGCGTTTGTCATTCCAGTTTTGAGGTCACCTGTGGAAGCAAAGTCCATCAAACCGCGCAACATGTTTTGAGAGCCACGGTTCCATTGAGAAGTTCTGGAAACGGTAGAAAAGGCCGCGTCGAGGTTCGCTGCTCCAGCGGCAAGCATGCCCTGGTCGCGGTGCAGACCCCGCATCACCACCCGAACCTTGTTCAGACCGGTGACAAACTTGTCGTAACCGCCCATGGCGTTGCCCCTATAGGAAAACATTGCAGCCTGCTGCTCACGCATCGCTGCAGCCACGCCCGCAAGGGCAATCGTGGCCCCCGCAGCAGCACCGGACAGCACATTCAGTGCGCCCGTATACGTTTTCATGAGACCATGACCGATCTTGAACAGGCCATGAATAGCCACCATGGAAACAGCCATCAAGGCGAATTCCGCACCGGCAGCCTTCAAGGCAAGTTTGAGGCCACCCAGAGTAGCGGTACCGAACTTCTTGATCAGAGCATCGATATCATCGAAGTGCTTTTTCCAACGGCCATCAGTTTTAGTGAGATGGTCATTGAGAGCTTTGGAGTACTTGCTGCCGATATTGCCAGAAGAAGCCCCAAGGGCTTTTACGGCAGCGTTGACCCGGTAGAGTCTCCGCTCAAGTCGGCCTAGCTGCTGATCACCGGTTACATCTACGTCAACCTTGAGTTCGGTATTGGCCATACGGTGCCACCCTTACCTAAGATTGGCCTATGTAACGCTAAGAGCCAGAATTCAGCTGCCTTTCGCGCTCCATTTCTTCACGATCCTGCTCTATAACTTTAGCACAGGCCATGAGAATCAACCATTCATCATCACTACAATCTAGTAGTAGTAAGGGACTAGTATGGAAGACTTCGGAAAGGCGTGCGGCGTTGACTAGCGTGTTCTGAGTGATTAACTCATCGAACGCTAGTTCGTAGGGTCCACCGTCTCAATGGTGTCACCATAGCCAGCGGCTTCTAGAATTGCCAATGCTGCCCCCTCCACATGCGGATCCGTTCCAAAAAATGCCTTAACAGCATCGGGCACGGGCCGGGTTGTCCCAGTCATACTGAGAATTTCGGGAGCGGCAAAGTTGAGAGAGTTGCCTCCTTCGTCGAAGACCTCTTCTCCATCGATCTGGACACCAACACAAGTCTGGCCAACCACTTGGCAGGCAAACTTGATGGCATCGAGACCGTGTTTGGTCTCCTCGCCAGCGTTTTTACGCCAAGCCTTCATCTGGGCCTGGGAAATATTCGGGCTGATCCTGAGGTACACGTCTTTCCTGTCCGGTACTTCAAGCAGGACAACGTCGCGTTCGACCTTCTGAGAGATCAAAGCTTTCAGCCGATCGAGGTTTGTCTCCTCAACAGGTAGGGATCCCGAGACAGCCTTAGCTTTGGTCGGGGTTTTAGTCTCGGGCTCAGAGCCCTCATCACCGTCGTACAATGGGTCGCTCATAAGGCGTACACTATCACGCACTAATCCCTCAGTGGGGAATCAATGCTAGAAGATGAGAAGTTTAAGCGATATCTCCGCCGCCGGTAACGCCCTGGATGGCGAAAGTTAGGGCAAATGTGGCCGGAGCGCCAGAAGAAGCGTCGCCTTCAGCCTCCGTCATGCCAACAAGCAAAGCGTCGTTGTACACGCGATCCAAGTTCTTGACGACGATGTCGCAATCGTAAGTTCGGACATTGATGTTGTAATACGCCTGTCCGACCTTGTCACGAAGCTGTTTGATCTTGAGTGCGATACCGGCACCCTGATCGCTTGGTGTGGTGTCGTCGTCGTAGTGAGCGGTGAGGGTCATGTCGCCGATCTCGTAGGGGGCGCATAGCACCTTCGGGAACTTGTCCCCACCTTCGTAAATCTTCTCGACGGCAGCCGTGATTTCCCCACCAGACATCTGAGCGAACTTGAACTGTTCCCACTTGGGGTGGTTCGTGTCCACTGGTGCAATGTCTGCAAGTACCTGTCGTTGTGAAACCTTGGCCATTTGTTAGCCCTCCCTATACCACTGAGTTCGTCAGGTTGGATTTGACGATGTCGACTTCGATTTTGTCGCCGACACTTGACACCCTGATTCCGACCTTTGCCTTGACAAGACCGTCAGCAAGCTGGGTGACAGGGTTGATCGAGCTATTGCAAACTACGGTATAACCCTTGTCAATTTGCTTGCCATTGGCGTCAAAGGCTTCGTAGAGAGCGCCCTTGAGGCGGAGCGGCTCCAGAATCGCAACCAGCTTGGCCTCAACGCTTGTGAAGATAGTGTTCCGACCGTCAATCGTTGCGAAGATGAGATCTTCGAGAGCGACATTGGCCTGAGTCACAACTCCATTGACCGTGTCCTGGCCCGTGATGTAACGGAAGTTGCTCGTATCGCCGGACATCGAGCGGGCTCCATAAATGCGAAGCGCGCCGTTGATCACCCGGAGAGCGTTAACCAAGGCAACGTCCAACGTGTCTCCTGAAACCTGGTCAATTTCTGTTTCGGTGGATACGACCCAGCGAGCGTTCGAAATGAGACCAGCAGGAGCCTGTTGTGGACCAATCTGATTGTGGGCCCGTGCCCGAGCGGCTGCAACATAGCCATCAGGCGGAATCAAACGAGTTACACCGGCAGTTGAAGTCGGTACGTTGATCCACGGGTAGTAGCAGGCTGCGTGCTCGGTGTTCGTTTCGGAAGCAGTAATAGTTTCGCCAAATGTTTCCATCTGCGCCACGGTCTGTGAAGCAGCTGGATGAACCAAAGCGATTCGGTTGTAGGTATTGGCGTGAGCGATGAGACCCTGATAGGTGGCTGTGGCCGCAGACTCAGGGTTGGAGACGCAACCAGTGCCATAAGCATGGTTGAAGAGCGTCAGACCCGCCGTGTAATGGCTGGTTGTGATGTTCGAGCGGTCATCGGTAGAAGCTGTGGTTCCACCGGTGGGCTGATCCGAGTAGGTCAGTGCCGTAGAGGCCAGAACAGCAGGAAGGTTGGAGCCGAGGGCTGCAGCAACCACATACTTGGAAGCGACGCTGCTGCCGTTGACCTTGCCAATAACTTGGTCAACATTCTCACAGTTGCCGCTGGCAAAGACCTGAACGCCGTAGTAGAACAGCTTAATTTCAGCGCTGTTTGCGATACTTCCTGCCGTGATTGTGAAGGTCATGTTTGCAGACCAGTCGCCCTGCCCCACGGCAGTGAGCGTCATGGAGTCGGCACTACCGCTGTCAAGCAGCTTGTGGGCGCCAGAGGTTGCAGCAGGACCCACGACACGGGCGACATAACACTGGGTGCCACCCTCTTCGAAGAAAGTCTCCACGGTTGGTTGAAGGTAAGAATATGACTGATAGCCGCCATACTGCGCTTCAAATTCGGCAATACTCTTGACAAGAGTCGCCTTGTTGTCCGGACCCCTGAGAGCCATTCCAAGGAAGAACGCTTGCGACGAGTCGCGAACCGTATCGCTTGATGGACCTGTTCGTACTGCTGTTGTAATTACTACGCCAGGCATAAGACCTTCCCGTTCCTACTCGAAGCTTCCGGAACCCGGAGCCGTCTTGTTCATTGTACAAAACGCTTGCGCGTATCCGTGCAACTGATGGTTATAGATTATCAGACTATACGTTGCACAGGGAGAGGCTTTATAGTGATTCACTCGGCTGGACGTTCCCATTCTGTGCCATCTTGAACCAAACCGTCGCCATCGCCATCTCTGGCATCTGGGTTGTAGCCACTCTTAGCAACCGCTGTCTTTTTCTTTGGGGCAGCTGCTTTCTTTGGAGCAGCTTCAGCTTTAGTCCCATTACCGGTACTAATTAAGTCGAGATAGCCACCCTCAACCAGGCGCTCAACAATCGGATTCATTTTTGCGAGAACGCCATAATGGCCAATTGGCAAAGAATGACCCTCTTCATCCACTTCTCGAATCGCGTGACCCATGTTGTAAACAACAACACATTTGTCTGCCAGGGCAATGGCGTCTTCGCGTTTAATCGAGTTGAATATTTGGTAAGCGTCCATGTTTAGATTGTACCTTATTCCGTGTTGGTGATTCTGCCAATGTCATCGAACCGATCGACGATCACTAGAAATCCAGATTTGAGTGCGCCAGAGATGAGTTCCGTGTCTTGACACAAGGCTACACCCAGAGGATCGACCCTGTGTCCACAACAACTACAAGTCTCAATCACATGCCGTGCACGATTGTGAACAATTAAACAGTTATCCCGTTCGTAATCTTTAGACAGCGCATCTGCAGCGCCTCGTGGAACCGTTTGACATAAACAACAACTCATTCCGAATAGCCCCCTGTCGTGGTATAGCCAGTGGTATCCGGCACCTCTAGAGAGGTATCCCCGATTCCAACATTCTTGACACCGAGAGAAATGCCTTCCTCGTCAACCGTCCCCAGCGGGCTTCGACCAACTACTTCATTGATGGCCAAGTCATACGCAATGTATGCACCGGCCATGACACGATCACCCTTGAGCAGAGTCAGGTCAGAAAATTCTTCACGCATTGACGATTCATCAATCTCCGCTTTCCAGGTGCTACGAGGATCAGTTGCTTTCAAACAGGGATGATCAAGTAGAGCAGACCGCACAACAGTTGTTAGCTGGTCCCTCATTATTGTGGTTTCTTCTGACCCTTCGGTTCTGGACCAGATATAAGTTCTCATGCTGTAGTTGACCCGATATTCGGGGTGCATGGCACCTCTGGATTCCACCATCCCAAGACGTTCCATCCTTGTCGTGGAAATGGAAACGGTGATGATTGTTGGCCAATGATCGAGAGCAATTGGTTCGTGAACTAAGTATCTTTCCGGATCGGGCAGTGTCCCTGTATTGAGATTCCACCCATTGCGATACTCCACTAGGCGGGTAGGAATATCTACTTTGAGATATTCGTTGACGTAGCTCTTCGCGAACTGCGCGCCGTGCATCAGGTCGTAAGCCATTAGCTTTCAACCTCCCAACGCTCTGTCGGATCTTCGTTATCTCCGTGTGCGATGTAATCGGCGATCCAGTTACCCCATCGTGTCTGAGCTTCGGCTGGTTCGTAAATAATCTGACGTTTAGGCATCTTGGAAGTTCCCATTTGGTGGAATTTTGCGTGTTCCACATCAGTTCCGAAGGTTGCACGAAGCCTGCTGATGTCGTTTGGGCTACCCCTCAATTCAGACAGGCTCTTGAAAAGTTGACCGTTCTGGACCAAAGGAGGAGCGCCTGGATAGTGGGCAGCCTTCCAGGCTCCGTACTCTGCATCCAGGGGCGCCCAACCACCTACGGGTAAACCATTAGCGGTAAAGTTTTCTGGCCAATGCTTTCGCAGGTCGTCACGAATCCGCTGAAATATGGGACGCACATCCCGCGAACGACGCTGCATATTGTCGATGTGGTCAGTTAGAGGCGATGGATCGAATTCAGTATCGATCGTGATTTCTGTTCTACGACCTCTCCTGTACGCCTTTCTTAGAGCCATGGCTATGCCACCCGCACTCGGCGATACCGTTTGATCGCCAACAACTCCCTCTCTGAAAATCCCGTCTCCATGGGGGCAACATTGCGTGGCTCAAGATCCTTGATGCCTACAACGTCGTCATGCATGTTTTGCATTTCCCGAGTAGCGGCTCGAAGAATCGTCAGTTTGAGAGTTGGAATAGTTGCACCTGCCATACCGGCGTTATAGGTAACAGTGAGCTTGTCGTTGGCCCCTCCCCGATACACATCCACACCGTATCGACGTGCGACATATTCAGTTCCGGCAGTCAAAGTTATAGCGGTGCTTCCAGGAGTTACGGGAGTTAGAACGATGCTCGCAATCGAGTTGACAGGACTTTCCCGTAAATACAAAGTTGCTGGCGGATCCGTGTACGACAAAATGCCACTTACATTCGAGTCGAGTTTGTTGTCGTAGAAAAAAGAAGTTTCAGGAACACCCAAATGATTCGAATCGAGAATGTAATCCTCGGTGAAGTTCGCAGCCTCAACCTTGCGTCCCAAATAGGTTTCAAGTTCTGATTGAAGCCCAGCCAGCACCATGTCTGCGGCGTCTTCCTGACGCAGCGACAAGCTGATATCCATATAGGTTTTTAGATCGGCGCGCGTTACGAGAGCCATACGATGACCCCTTTACCTTTGCCGCCGCCGGTTCTCGCGCAAGATATCGACGACACGTTCGCCAGCTCCACGACCACGACCCCGGCGACGTTCACGCGCCTGAAGGACACTGCGGATACTACGTCGAAGACGGCCCGCACGCCGAAGGTCAAATTCATCTGCACTTCTACGGGGTGACGGCATGGAAACACCTTCCTGGATTCATCCAGGTCCAGTGTAGCACTACGCCTTACACGGAAGAGTTGTTACCTATCAGGATTAGGTGGCTTTTCAGCAGTAGCAGGTTTACTTTCCACCGTTCCGGGAGGAGCCTCCACCGGAACCCAAGCCATCGAATAACGATGATTCGGAACCTTGCGATGTTTGATGATCGAACCGTCCAACATCAACTCCAATTCATCGCCTTTCATGCAGAATCGACCAACAAAATCCTCAACAGAAAATGCTCCCGACCTTTTCAACTGCTTGACAATGCGTGACAGTCGATGGGCCACCATTGAACCACGACCACGATTCAGCTGAACATGCAGTGCCATCGCCTCAGTAGTTCCACAATCAATCAAATGTACGGGTACCCCATCTGCGAAACGCTCAGACAAGTGTTTATTTCCTCGAATCGCTTGCAGTCGCTGAGCCCCATCAATCACATTGAGGCCATCCTCCTGAACCACTAACGGCGACAAGATGCCGTAGTCCATCATCGATGAGGTCAGCACCAGGAGATCGGGCCTTAAGATATAGGTGGCGTTCCAGTCCGGAACATTCAGTTCATCCAGCAGCTTCTGCATCTTCTTGCTCCTTAGCTTTTACGCGCAACGTGTGGGCCCTTGTCTTTGGTCCAACTGGAGAAGCTGATGTTGTAGTCAGCTCGTTCAATAACAGATTGCGAACCAACCAGTTAGTCGGATAAGAGTACGGATCGAGAGCCTGCTTCTTTCGGAATTCGGCAGAGTACCCTTTCGCCCGCTGTGTTTTGGTTGGGCCGATCATGAAGTCGTCGATCACATCCGCTACGCCGTCCCACCCGCGACTGGCGTATTCCTCTATAAGTGTTTCGATATCGAAATCCGGCCACCAGCGACGCTGCGCGTCAATTTGTGGGAAACATTCGTAAAGGCGATCATAGAAGTCTGGTTCCGTCGCTACGACATCACCGATGCGTCGAATGGCGACAGAATGCAACGGAATTCCCACACGAGTATTCGATCCAGTTACGGCAGCGCGGTCATAATATTCGCAATAAGGCGCATCGTGTTCTTCTGTAATGAACTTCAGAACGTCATCCATTTGCCAGTCATAAATAACTTTTGCGAACTTCAAGGGAATACTTTTCTTGAGCCCAAATGGAAACACGATGTAATTCTCATGGAGTTTTTGAACCAAAGAGCGATATCGCATCATCGACTCTGCAGCCCTTACCCCAGTGATAAAAGCCACACTTCCGTTCTTGCCCTGCATGGTGTAGTAGTCAACGGGTTCAGGTAGTGGTTTCGTTGCATCCAACCCAAATGACTCGGCTGTAATGGCGCCCTCCGGCATCTCTCGAACCCAACGGCCCTCTGCCTTGCGTTGGGCTCCCCAAAGAACAACGGACTGCCTCCTGCCCAGCACCCATACTTCTCCCCCGTATGGAAGGCAATACCACTCCATGTCAACCCAATCGAAGTCTTTGACCATGTTGACGTAGTCCAGGACAATGGGGCTGACCATTTCTTCATCTCTGAAGATGACCTTGACTGGGCCTAATCCTCGTTCTTCATGGATTTCTTTTGCGAGATACAGAACGGCAGTGCTGTCCTTACCGCCGGAAAATTGAACGCAGACGGTATCGAATGTGTCGTAGACGTGTCGGATGCGCTGACGTGCGGCGTCCACACAAGAAATATCCAGAAACATTCTCTGTCTGGTCATACTTCGGAATGGGCGTCTACGAAAGCCATTAGTTTTTCGGCAGTCGTTTCACCCTCATAAGAAGGTTGAGAACGAAGCCACCTAACGAATTGGTACCAGCGCTTTTGTTGGTCGGGATCATCGAACACGAGTGTGTACTGAACCACCGCCTGTGGTGCGGCGCCCTGCGGAGTTACCGTGCTTCCTTGGATGGCAATATCATTGTGATCCACAGTGTCATCGGCAACGATTCTGCGTTCCCCGTCCTCGTCTTCTTGAACAAGAGCTTCCAGAATGTTCCCTACGAGTTCGGGACGAATGAAGGTTGATGTGCCACCTTCTATGTCTGCGGCATTTTCGGCATGTTCCTCATAGAGGGCAATTTCGAAATCATCCCAACCCAACCCATCCATCAGGTCACCATAGTCAGTCACGACTTCGGTGATCATTTGAACAGCTTTGGTTGGATCGGTATGACCTAGTTCCATTGTCCGGTTGTCGGCCAAAGCGAACGCCACAGCCCGCTTGTCATCCGCATCAAGCGGCACCGCCGCTATGTGTGTCCATCCCAACTTTTTGGCAGCTTGAACCTGGTGATTTCCTGCGATGATGGTGGCTTTGCCGTCTTCGTTCTCGCGTATCACGATTGGTTTGACTTGACCGAATTCGTCATACGACGCAGCGATGGCTTCGACATTACCGACCCGTGGATTGTTTTCCAGTGGTTGAAGGCTGTCGAGGGGAACCAGCATGTCGGTAAGGGATTCATGGGCTTTGTGGTTCATACCTGCACCCGCACATTCGCGTTGAGAGTTCGCATCGCGTCGATTGACGTTCGCAGGGAGAGCAACTTCTCCCGCTTCGATTTTAGTAGGGCTTCCGATATTTTGTACTCAAACTGTTCGTCAGCCATTTTGTAGTCGGCCCAGGATTCCCGCTCTTTGATCGACCCTTTGGCGGACAGGTACTCCTTGGCCCATGCCGATTTGTATCTTGCTTCCTTCTTGGCATTGTCCTCAGCGAGACTTTCGAAAGCTTCCGTTTCGCTTTCCAATTCGTCAAGGAAATATAACAGTCGTTGTTCGATTTCTACCTGACTAATAGGGCCTCTAAAGTTCATTATTTTTCCTCACGACATGGGACCAATCGATGGATTCCAGAGCCTCTAAATTCTTCTTAGGCCACTCTTCGTCAGAAAGACCAAAGTGGGTGCGTCCCATCTGTTCCAAGATCCACGCATCACACATATCGTCAGCACCCTTACCCTCCCAGACTAATCCAGTCCGGGCAGAGATTGCGGAGATGACTTCAGCCTTTGACGCGTTTCCTCTTCCGGTTGCGAACTTGGCACGACAGGTCGGAGGGATGTCTACGAAGGTGTAATTGTCCTCATGCAGAGCAAGACGAATGACGCCACCCAGCTCTCCGATGGAGTGAGCCTGACTCGCCCGCGAAGCAAACGAGTAACCCTCAATCAAGACCACATCCGGACGATGTTCCCGGCAGGCGAGCATGACCTCATCCCTAATGGCAGCGAGCCTCTCCACACCCTTCTTCTTTACGGCAATTGCGTCCATATCTCCGTCACAGGAGTACCCCGTAGACGTAAGCGACAGGTCGAGACCCATAAACTTCATGGCTTCTTCCACCATCCCGGAACAGCCAATCCCAATTCGATGGCGAGCTTCGGCTCACGTCCGATGCGGTCGTGGCACTCCCGACAGACGGCCATACAGTTTTCTTCGTCAAGAATAGATCCCCCCTGGGATCGACGCTTCAACTCATGGATATCGACACTCGCCTGACGCCGATACAAGGTTGCCTCGTCATGCTTGGCAAAGACAGGACACGCCTGACAGTAGGGATACTCATCAAGCAGTCGGGAAACCAACTTCCGACGCTCAACATATTCGTCGGACTTTTTCTTACTACGAGGTCGAAGAGGGCCTGAACGCTTGAGTGGACCACCACGCTTCATCGGCTTCTTGCGTTTCATAGCGTGTCGCTGGTAACTCGATCGAACTCCCACTTATTGTCGAGTGCCGCCCATAGAGCACGATCAATAGCAGTGTCCTCCATGTCGTACTCATGGAGCAAGGAGCGGTGTTTGAGAATTGCGCGACGATAAAAGTTGGCAGTCTCAAATGGATTTGTCTCGATGGGTCGTCCAGTTTCGACCATGGTTTTGACCTGATCTAAACGCTTAACGACATGGAATAGGAAACGCTCGATTTTTGTTTGCCGATTTCCATAAGCCGAGGCAGCTTCCCGAGCCAGCTTCTTGCCCTCTCTCCCGAGAGCTGCGTATCGATTTGCATCAGCCTCAGCATCTGCAACGATGTTCTCAATTTGGGATTCGAGGTTACGAACAAGTGCTTCCAGCGCTCGTTTCCACCTGTCCCAATTTTGGGTTTCAAGAAGCAACTCACGTTGGGCGGGTGACAGTTTGTTTTTGACTTCTTCTGCCACCATTTGGGCAAAAGCATCATCATTCAGAATCATGCTTACCTCCAAGCAGGGCACTCTGGCTTATAGGCACACCAGTTACATAGGGCCGTCTTGTTGGTGGCGAATTCTTGAGTCTCACAGGAAACGTCTATTGCCTTCTTGGTATCTGTGATGTATGCAACAGTTTCCTCGAAATCATTTTCTGTGAAATCCTGGTCGAACTTGACTCCGTCCTTGAGGTACAGCAACTCTAATTTCTTAGTTTCGCCGACTTCAAGCTCGTTTATGAGCGCACCATAGATCTTCAGTTGCAGAAACTTGTCGTCACCATAGTAGGGATTAGGGGTCTTCCCCGTCTTGTAATCGCTGATGGTTATGCCCCCATCAACCACTGTGTAGCGGTCAATGAATCCCTTGAGAGTTACGCCATTCAGTTGACCATTGAGTTCGTATTCCAGCCCCACCGGTTCAATCTCGACAGGGCTTTCGACCTTCCAGAGATTCTCAACACACCAGACTGCCCGCCACTTGAATTGGCGGATGCGCTTCTCGCCGCGAACATAAGGGTCGATTCGTTCTTCCCAATTCCCCTCATTCCAAACTTCGGAAAAAAGAGGATTAATGAGTTCCTTGACCCTTTCTTCGGGATCGAACATATAGAACTGTTCGCAGAAGTCGTGAACCAAGTTGCCCAACAGCGTGGCTTCGCTGGGCTCATCGGGAAGCTTGTCAATCTTGCTGAACCGAAACTTCATGGGGCACTGATTGAACGTCCCCATAGAAGAAGGAGATAGGTGTGGTGGAGGTACTAGGAGATCACTCACTGACGGCCTTCCATAAATGCTGAGGTGCTTTGTGGCGTGATGGTCGTTCAGACAAGGTCGTTTCTGGTCTGCGACAAGTCGGACACACTACGGGTTCTATCAGACCCGCCTTTTCTGCGGCCTTCATCAAAGGCCCCAAAAGGCGGTTGTCCCGAAGGGTCACTCCTTCGGAATCCAGTCGATCTAGAACTGCGTCTGTCGTCCAATGAACATCAGAAGGGTACGTTGTAGCAACCCAGTGGATCGCCCATTTCGCTTTGGATTTCAGTTCGGGGTCTGCGCTGGATTCGACCTTACGCATTCCCATGTCACGAAGGACGGCTCCATCCTCAGACATCGTCTTCTTCGTCTTCGACAACTGTGGCGTTGAAGGACAATCGGACTGCCTCTTCGGCAAGGGCTGTTACGTCAGCGACAAACGTGTCGGTCATGGTGCCAATGTTTGGCTTGGGGCGTCCGCCGGAGTGCTTGACCCAAAACTCGTTGAGGCCGTCCTTCTGCTCTTCGGTAAGGCTCCCGGCCAGTGAGAGGAAGTTGTCCCATGCGCTTTTCACCTTTGGATCTGGTGCGTCCTCAAGTTGGAGAGCTATCTCGTCACGGGCAAGGTAGAGACCAACGCCGAGTGTCTGTGCAGCCTTCTTGAGGGCTTCGGAAGTCGCGCTCTTGTAGGAGTCACCCAGGTCCATGTTGCCTGTGTGTCTGGCACCACCGAAAGCTTCCCGGACGACGACGCTGCCTTCGATGATGGCGGAAAGCTGCACATGGACGATGATCCAATCATCAGTCTTGGTATCACGACCCTGACTCTTGATCGTGTAGTTCCAGTTCTCGACGCCCAGCACATTGCTGAGACGTGCGATGACCTCGTGGACTGGGATATAGGTAAGCTCCATCCCTCCCTTTTTGAGGATCGATTCGACCTCTTTGGGGAATGGTGCACTGAGCTTTTTTAGTATTTCTTCGCTCATTGGGCTTCGCCCTTTCTGACGATCACGCTCGTCTTTGGTTCAGATGGCTCGCAGTAGAGGTCGGCGGTAACACCAATCTCGTTCAACTTCCCGACCCTCCAATAAGAAGGTGCGAGATAGTCAAGCATTTGCATGGCCATTTCTTTGGGGGTGGAGATCACTTCACCGGTATCCATGTCAACTGATGACTGAACAATTCGGTCCATGACGACACCGGCAAGATCCTTGTGTTGCCAGCCCTTGCGGCTAGAGGCAATCTTTCGTTCGACCTGGGCCCCATCACGAAGCTCAATGATCGGATCTTCGATCATCAGGTTGCCAAGCAGGCCAACCAAACGGTCGTAAACGATGCCCATGTCGTTCTTGGCGAGATTGAACTCCAAGACGAGATCGGCGACTTCGGTTGCTTCACCCTCGATCAGATCGACTCGTTCGTCAAGCTGAGAAAGGAGAAGGCGGAGGGTCTTAATGTCCTCCAGGTTCATAGTAGATCTCCTGGATCTGGATTATGTTGACTGCCTAGACAACGATAGCGACTCGCTTACGCTGAGGCAACCCTAGCCCGGTTAAATTTGTGAAGGCTCCGGTGGCGGAGTCAACTTGATCATCGTGGGTACAGGCTTCCGGGAAAGCCGACAGTTCGTCTAACCAGTCTGTGAGCCATGGACCCCGTACAGCTCGCACGTTTCCGTTAGCCAATGCGGCTGCGAATGGTCGGGCACGGGTGACCTTGTCGCCAGTCGCCCTCATGCCCATAAAGTCGTGGCCCGGTAAAACGTAGCGGGCGTATTGATCGATAAGAGCTTTGCCCGAGGAGCCCGGTTCCTGCTCCATCCGGATCGCCACTGTCGGTCCGTCCTCATACGCCGTCTGGGAAATGAGATGTTCCACCTTGTCACTCTTCACCCTTACACGTTTTACGTCAAGAACGTAGGCAATGCCCTGGTCAAACATCATAAGAGTTCCGACTGTCCAGTCGGGATCAGGATTATTGGGAGCGGGTTCGGTCGCTGCCAAATCCCAAAATCGAACAGCGCGAGCCGTCGGGGACAACTGGGGAATTTCCTGTGAGTCGATAATGACAACGGACTCGCGGTCGAACAATGATCCCAGCGTTGTGGCCCACCAATCGCCTTCTTCGAGGCGTCTACGTTCTACTGGATCCAGAGCTTGGAGGGACTGTCGATAAGACTCGGAGTCGATGCCAGGGTTATCCGTCAGGAAGGAGGGGACAAAGATTCGGCCTGTTGTCTTCCCCTCGACAATGAAGCGTTGCCTCACCCAGTTTGGTGCAGGGTTCGATGCGCACCTCATCCGCAGGGGGACCTTGGACAATGGACCCGAGGCCGGACGACGCAAACGTGAGAAGAGATACCGGTAGTCGGCTTCTCGAATTTCGGTAACCTCGTCCATGCCGATGAATTGGAATTCCGCTCCCTTGTACCGCAGATAGTCCTGACTGTTATTTAGGTAGCCAAATGAAATTCTGGCTCCAGATGGAAAGGTCGCCGTGTAGGTGTTGGAGTTCCACTTCACATCTTCCTGTGGCCCTGTCCACAGCTGGAAACGATCCATGATCGCTCCCGGCAGGGCAAGGTCGGCGTAAGTTCGACGGAAGAGGATGGCGGAGTATTGCGGCACCTCAATATATTGAAGTGCAGCCATCAGGAGGGCGGAACTCTTACCTCCACCAGCAGCTCCCCCAAATAATGCCTCCAGGGCATAGGTGCGCAGAAAAACCCTTTGGGTAATGGAGGGCTCCTCGGGACAATAGGGGGCGTCCTTCGGCGTCAGATAATCTAGTACCTTATTCCAGTCCGTCGACACTCGGTCACCCCGCTATCGTCTATTCTAGAATAGGCTACAAACAACAACCCGTCGGGCACTATTCTGAGAGGTCATATGGATATTTGGACCAGATTGAGAGACGTGTCTCGACGAGAGATCCTAGCTAACGGGCTAATGGTATCATTTATCATACTTACAAGCATCGGTGCAGCGATGGTCTACCTTCCGCTGGGCCTTATAGTTGGAGGTCTAGCTTGTGGCGTATTCGGGTTTCTACTGGGTCTTGAGTAACGATGGCTTGGAACTCTACTAATAACAAATCCCTGGATCCTGGGCAACAGAAGACCGCTATTGGACCCGGCGCGCCCATTGCCACGAACCCGTCTATAGCGGGCAAGCCGTACTTCGATCCGTGGGATATCGAGCGTGCATACAGGGAGGGCATGCAGAAGGTCACTTGGGTGGCTCGCTGTGTGGATGCCATCAGCGGAAACCAAGCTCGACTCCCTGTCATCCTCAGGGAGGGAAACGCTCCGGATGGCAAAATTGTTACGAGTAGTTCTGTTCAGGCACAAAGCACTCTCTTAGACGTACTCAATACCAAATCGAATATCGGTGAAAACTCATTCATATTCAGATACAGGCTCTCCTCACAGCTCCTTATGAGCAGTCGGGGTGCCTTCATTGAGAAAGTCCGTTCTCGTGATGGCCGAATCATCGGCCTGAACCTTCTCCCACCACAACACACAGCACCGATTCCGGATCCCAAGAAATTCGTATCCGGCTTTGAAGTAAGCATGCCGACCGGCAAAAAGGTAATCCTCAAGCCGCATGATGTCGTATGGGTACGACGCCCACATCCGATCGATCCCTACCTCTCTATGACGCCAATGGAGTCCGCCGGTGTCGCTATCGAAATCGAAAACCTGGCAAAACTGTACAACCGCAACTTCCTACTCAACGACGGACGGCCAGGTGGCCTGCTAGTTCTTAGAGGCGAAATTGACGACGACGACAAGAATGAACTAAGAAGCCGGTTCCGTGGAAACTTGGGACGAGTTGGATCCACCACAGTGGTTGCTGCTGATGATGGAGTCGACTTTGTCGATACGTCATCCAACCCTCGTGATGCCGCGTACATTCAAATGCGGACAATCACCAAGGAAGAAATCTTTGCTGCCTTCGGAGTTCCTGAGACTGTTATTGGCAACGCCTCTGGCCGAACATTCAGTAACGCATCTGAGGAAATCCGCGTATTCTGGATGGAAACAATGTTGCCCCATCTGGAGCCGATTGCTCGTGCTCTTGATGAATTAGATCCTATTCATTACGTCGATTTTGATACCACAACTGTTCCCAACCTCATTATTTACAAGCAGGAACGTGACCGCTACTTGATGGACGAACTCCAACAGGGTCTCATCAGTGTCAATGAATATCGTGAACTGACTGGCAAAGATACAGTAAAATCTGATCTTGCAGATTCACTCTTAATGAATCCCAATCTGACACCCATCGCAAATACGGAGAAGGAAATGGAGCAGCCCAGTGCGATGGTGGGCGGGCAGCCGGGCATGATGCAACCACAGCCCGGTATGCCAATGCCCGGGGGTGAAGTGCCCCCGGGCGCGCCCCCCGGCGAGCAACCCCTCGATCCAAACACGATGCAGGGAGCAATGGCTGCCGAGCAGGGTGCACCTCAAGGGAATGGTCAACAGCCCGCTGGAGCAGATATGGGGCAGATGACCGGTGAGCCATACGACTATGAAACTAAAGAAAACTCGCCAGAGGAATTGGGCGATGATTACGAACGGTGGACCGGCATTCTGGACCGCAGTCTTGAGCGACTTTTTGAACGTCAACAGCGTGTCATTTTGGAAAAAGCAGCAGGCAAGAAAGCTCGAACTTTATTGACTCAAGGTTCTCTGGAAATAGGGAATGTCATGACCATCGGAACTTGGGATCGACAAATGGACGAGGATATTCGTCCTGTGTTGAATTCGATCATCAAAGATTCACAAGAATCTCAGACTACGAAATCAGCCGACTATGCCCCCCCCACCGGAGAAGACATACAAGTCCAGCTGAATGCCCAGATGGATCGAATCAAGTCGATCAATTTGGACACTCAGTATGAAATCAATCAAAAGGTGATTGCTTCGATGGCTCTCCAGGATGAAGACCGTCGTCATTCCGTTCTCAAGCAAGAACTGATCAGCTTCTTTGCCAGTTTACTTGCCAAGACACCAGGGCTCGTATCGGAAAATGAAGCTCGGCGAGCTTGGAAGTTCCCAATCAGTTAGTTTCCGTAAAATCTCTTCCTGTAGTTTACGGAAACCTAGGATGTTGTACCTGTTACTTACACGTTAGACGCTTCCCGTCGTTTATCATTAGTGACGGAGGTGCCCTATGTCCAATGATCTTCTTGCAAATGTCCAGTTTAAGGCCCGTTCTGGTGCCCAAGTTACCGTTGATAAAGCGGAGGGTATCGTCGAGTGTTTCGTCGCTGGCATAGGCAACAAAGACAGCGTCGGAGACATCGTTCTACCTGGAGCTTTCACCGAAAGCCTAAAGCGCCGTAAGCCACGAGTTGTTTGGGGACACAGCTGGAACGATCCCATTGGGAAGGTTCTAGAGATCTACGAGGTCCCCAACTCGGACCCCCGACTCCCGCAGAAAATGAAAAGTGCCGGAATCGGCGGCTTGTTCGCAAAAGTTCAGTTCAATCTGGGTGCAGAAAAGGGACGAGAGGCATTTGCCAACGTCGCCTTCTTCGGAGAAGAGCAGGAATGGTCGATTGGCTACAAGACCCTTCAAGCCAATTTTGACCCGGTGCAACAGGCCAACATGCTCAAAGAGGTTGAACTCTATGAGGTAAGCCCTGTTCTGCATGGCGCCAACCAGTTGACAGGCACAATTTCCGTCAAAGACGGAGAGGCAGCTGCGTGTGGCACAAATGGTTGCGACTGCAGCGTCAAATCGACAGCCATCGAACCAGAAGCCCCAGAAGGCATTGTTTTCGAAAAGGGTTCCATGATGGGCCGAATGCCCATGGTGATGATTCCTCTTCCCATACCTAGCCCAGGAGGCAATTCCGTCGATGCGTCCAACAGGGACATCTGGTCTCGCGGAGAAGCAGGCCCGATCGATTTAGAAGATCGCCGCAAACTAGCCACAGAAATCCACGGGCGGACCAAGGTGCCGATCAAGATTGTTGAAGCCACTGAGAACATGGTCGTGTTCCTAAGGAAGATGGTGGACGGCACTGAGCGGATGTACCGAATGCCTTACCACAAGACGGATTCCGGGCAGTACATGTTTGGGAAACCGGCACGAGTCAAACCTCAGACGGTTTATGCACCAGATAACACACCCAACCCGATGGGTCATATTCACCACAAACCGAATTCGGGTCCACTTCTAGCGAAGGATCCGAACGGCGAAGAATTCAAGGATGGGGCTCCAATGCTTATTCCTTGTGCCGTTGAAAATATCCTCGAAACTAAAGATGCGCTGAGTCCAATTCTTGAGTACTACGAAGCAACTGTCACTCCTAGTTCGGGTGGGTTGATCATTACTGACTACAAACCGGAGTTTCGTGAAGCAGCCAATACGGCCCTTAAGGCCCTAGGAGGAAAACTGGGGCGAGGTGGTGGCCTGGGAAAAGGCCGTAGGGCCGGGAGGGCCCTCGCCGCAAGGTTCGATCCGAGGGCGTGGGATGGTGATAATGACGGGCTAGTCCAAGAGGGCACCCCATTCGAACGTCCTTCCATCCCTGGGATCAATACCAACCTCCCCGGTCAGCCTCATACGAGGCAAAAGCCGAAAGAGTCCCCAGACGATCATCGCAGCAGCCCTCAGCGAGGTATGCGTTCTACCGCAGATGAACGTGTCAGGCCCGGAGCAAATGCCCGTCGTGCCGATCAAGATTCCGCTGTTGATATGGACGAGATCCTGGACCGCGAAGACGAACGCACGCCTGATGGTCTACTTGACCCAACGTATCGCCGTCGTTTAGGTGCAACCCCTATGACACCGAGCGGTATGCGCTCCCGTCGCGATTCCGAGAGCGACTCTGTCCACCACTTCACCAAGCCGTTGGCCCAGTCACAGAGGGACACTCTTCTCGATGCCGACTACGACGGTCTGCTAGAGCACTTTGCAGATCGAGTGGAGTTGCGAGCCGAAATATGGGACAGCGACGCAGTTGCAGGCACCATCCTTGAAGATGAAGATGAAGGAAACATCACTGCCAGTGATGTCCTTGAACACATCATCGGAACTCGCATCGAAACCGCCGAAACCGCCATAGAAGAGGGCGAAGCCGGTGCCCGAAATCATCTGCGCCAACTGAAACGGCTGAGGGAAGTGGTGGGTGACGGCATGCGCCCACAGCGCGCCGGGGGCGTGCGTTCTCAACGAGACGCGGACCAGAGGGAGTCTGGAAAGGAGTTTGAGGGCGTATCCACCGAAGATCTCCAACGGGAACAAGAATTCATCCGAAGTCTCAGGGTGGGTGGCATCAACTTGGCTGGTTATACGTCAGGTCAGTATTATGCGCCACAAGTCCCTGAGGATGTAGAGACGATGGAGGAGATCTATGGGTCACCATGGGGATTAAGCAACATGACTGCTCGTCTCAAATTGATTGAAGAAGAACTAGAACTTCGAGGCTGGGACGACATCTTCCAGGATGAGGGCATCCGGCGCGAAGAAATCCGTGACATGTCGCTCAGGGATTTGCGAAGTTCCGATATCCACCCAGATGTCTATGAATTTGTCGAAAATACGTTCTCCGGCTGGCCAGAGGATGACCCGATTTGGGATATGACGATGGGGGAAATCGCCAAACTTGACCAACCGAGCGGCAACCTTCATTTCGCAGACCACGACATAGAGAGGATGATTGTCTCCGAAATGAAGTACCGGGCCGGTACTCCGGGCTCATCATCGCAGGGTGGTCGCGGCTTCGATCCTGGTAACCCTGATGCAGGACGCAGAGGAGGCGTGCGTTCTAGTCGGGGTGATGGTATTCCTGACGATTTGGGCGATGACGACGACTATTCGGATTGGCTGGCCAGAAACCATGAGATGACCGACGAAACGCTTGACGAGATGGCCAGGTACTACGACGATCCCCCCAACTCGGGGATGAGAAGTATGGCTTCCGGAGACCGTCGCAAGCGAATCGGAGAGCTAAACGAAAAGCTCCAAGTACTCGATGAGGAGATCAGCAGAGCAGGTCGATTTGAAGATCCCGACTACAAGCGCATGGTCGATACCGAAAACCGTCTCACTACCGAAATCTCAGCCCTACGCAGATCAGAAACTCTTTTCGACCTGGAGTCAGGTTCTCGGAGCAGAATCGCAGCAAAGAAAACTCTCGAATTGAATCTCACTGAAGATGAGATTGGATCCCTACGAAACCACATCCAAGAAATGGTCAAGGGCAACACGGATAAGAAAGTGAATGGCGCCCTTGCCTCCTACGACACCCTTCTATCCAGTGCCAAGAACGGAAAGATCAAAGTTCCTGTCGAGGTATACGACAACATCATTGACAATTGGGATAAGGCAACCGGAGGCAAGAAAATCCACCCAAAGACGGGTCGTGACATTCTCGAATTCGCCGCTATGAGCGACGACAGCAAATTCACTTCAACATCGGTGGGGCGCGGCGATAATCACTATTCCGGGTTTGGGAAGCAGCGCGTCAACAACGGTGCACCGCCAGAAATTACTCCTCGTATGCAGAAAGAAATGCTGGGGGGCATGCGTCTTCGACGTGATACTGGACAAGGCGCTGGCGACACCCAAGCACGGTTGCAGGACATGTCTCAAATTGACATGAATGATGTTCTTGATGACGAACGGAGTAAATCGACTCCTGGAGTTCGCGGCCATCTTTCGTTTGTAGGCGGACACGGCCTCATGGCCAACGCCATGCGGGAGGATGGGCACGGTTCTCCTAGACAATGGCAGATGGTTAGAGGGCATCATGGGATGCGTTCTAGCGTTGGCGATCAGGGACCTGTCAAGCCGTCTTCCCTGCCTGGAGCAAAGAAAAAGGGCGGTCGACAAGTCGGCGACAAGATGCCAGAGAAAAGGTTACAGGGCAAGAAGTTCGATGAGGTAAAGCCTTCTAACTGGAAAGAAATGACCGACGAGGAACAGTGGGATTTTATTTCATCTTTGCGTTCTTGGAGTAAAGATAGGCCCGACGGAATACGACAGGTCGATTTGGACAGAGTTAGTAAAGAGCTAGCCAAGAAAATCGAATTAAGAGAACGTCGTGAAAAGCGTCGCGAAGGAAAGTTTGAAACTATTGCGGAACGTCGGGCACGACGCTTAGAGCAGGGCGTCAGTCTGCCAGAACCAAAAGAAACTCCATCAAAAGAACCACAGCCGCAAACACCGCAGGGCGCAGCACGGGAGCGACGCGAGACGTTGGAGGCCATGGACAACATCTTCGCCAGGGCCCACTCGCGCGCTCAAAAGGCGAGTGATGACGATGAACTGGGTAGCGAGCATCTTGATTTCTGGGGAAAGACAATGGACATTCTCAGTGATTCTGATGATTTGACTTATTCACAGATCGAAGCTCTTGACGCACTGTTCGAGGAGTACCTCGGTGTGGAGTTTGAGAACATGTCCGCACCTGAAAGTGCTAGTCGACGGACTGCTCTTGCCCAAAAAGGAAACATAGAAACTCTTTTGGAGAAGTATCGCGGAAATAGGGATATCCAGCAAGGTGACTCATCGATCTCCGAACGTCTTGGTGGGGCCGATGAGATTGTCGATCAGACAGAAGTTGGCGATGCCGTCGGCGTAGTGGGTATGCGTTCAATGGTGAGCCGAAACAGCGCACTGTTTTCTCCCGCCTCGCCTGTTACGCAATACGTCCAAGCTCGTCGGCCCACCGGTATGCGCGCAACCCGTGAAGGGCGGACTCAGGTCAATGGTGAAGCCACCTTCTTCAAGAAGGTCGGAGATTCGCTACCCAGAGAAATTAGCGAAGCCCGCAAGGACGACAACAGAACAACTGTAAAAGCCTTAGAGCTTTTGCAACAAATCTTGAAACGCCAGGAATCCGGAAAAGTCGGGGACAAGCGGAGCAACGCTGGAACGCTTACCGTGACCCAAGCAGAGGTAGATCAGATTTTGGAAGGCTTGATGGATGTTGTCGACCGGCAGGTTGCCACTGATGGCTCAAGAACCAAAATGTTTGTTGAGTTGTTAGAACTGCTTTCTGAAGCGGCGATGTCCACGTTCATAATGGAAACAACTGAAGAAATCCATGCCCGAACGCAACGACGCAGAAACTCGCGTGGCGATCAGGTTTCGATTCCCTTGAACCCATCATGAACAAGGGGCAAGCGGTAAGATACAATGTCTAACAGCGGTCTCCGAGGCAAACAGTCGAAGTACCAATGCATGTTGAGCGGTGAAAAAGCCGCGAAGCCATGTGTTGGCTGCGTCAACCCTGAGGGGTGTATGTCTAGGGCCATGCAATACAAGGAGCCTCAATCCATGGACCTAGCCGAAGACAATGTAGTAAAGATCGATAGCTCTGGTTCAGTTGCTGCGTGTGCCAAGGACTACAGTACAGGTGATTGCGAGTATACTGCAGGTAGCAAGGTATGCGGCAAGTGCGGTGCCTTGGCGGTCGAGCTGAAAGAGAGTCCAATGGAACAGACCATCGTTACGGATGAAACCCTGGACGACGAGGACGCCGTGCTAATTAAAGCACTCGAAGAAAAGGCCACCGTCATGGACGAGGTTTCCGAAGCCGAAGCTGAAAAGCGACGCATCGAAAAGGACACCCGTGACATCGACGACACCCAGCTCGAAGATGACGAATCTGGCGACTTTGATCACGGAGATCACAGCACATCTGAAGCAAAATCCGCCGATGACCGTTACGAATACTGGGATGAGGAAACCAAATCTTGGAACCGCCCAGGGACCGCCGTAGATAATGAAATTCCTGGTGATCAGCCTCCCGGTGGAAATGCCGTTGGTGAGCGCGATCTTTCCGGAGGAAGCTCCGGCAATGCCATTGCAACCAAGCCCGGCCCAAAGCGTCGTCGCCGACGCCAAATCCGAGCAGACGAAGAAGAGGCTTACGAGAAGGGCGAACCTACTATGGCCGAAAAAGACGAGGACAACGACTGGGTCGGTCTAGAAGATCCCAAAGCTGGCGTCATGATGCACCAGAGTCGCTTACCGGTTCACGACGAGGAAGAGGAAGAGGAAGAGGACGAAGAGGCTCCAGCTGCCGCTGCCCCTCAAGGACCTCCTCCCGCTCCCGCTCCCGCTGGCCCCCCTCCCGCTCCTGCTGCTAATGCTCCAGTAGAGGAAGCGCCTCCGGCGCCTCCGGCCCCTCCGGCTCCTGTTGCAGAAGAAGAGGAAGAGGACGAAGACGAGGCAATGCGTCGACGGAACCGTCAGGTTATGGTTCAAAAAGACGCTGGTGCTTATCTTTGTGCCATCGACCGCAAGGTTTACCCCGGTGTTGCTTCCGTCTGTGATGACTGCCCAGGTGGATGCGTTTCCGAAAAAGGAATGCCTAGCCTTCTCGACGTTGAAACTGCTCTTGAGATGCAATTCAAGGGTGAAGAATACGCGACAGTTATTGACTCCGTATATTCTGATCGAGCTGATTTGTTTATCGCCGACCTAGACATCGATGGCAAAAAGGTCATCGAAGTGTTCGTCGAAGGACAGACTGGTGAGGTCCTTGGCTACAACCGCCTCGACGATTCTGTTTTTGAGCAGAAGGACGCCTTCGAAGAAATCGATCTTGTCGACTTCAGTGAAGCAGCCGACATCGCAGTCAAAACGATTGATGGCGTGGTCAATGCCGTCGAGCCGGACGTGTTTGAGGGTTACGACTGCTACGCCGTCGAGATCAACGGTGTCGACAGCAAATCCTATGACGTGTTCGTAGCGCTTGACGGTGAGGTTCTGGGTTACGACGCCTACGAACCTGACGAGTCTGAGGCCATTGAGGCTGAGGCTGCAGAAATCGCCTTGAAGCGCGCCTTCTCCGACGACCAGCGAGACGAGCTGGCCAAAGAAGGCAAGGCCATGAAAGATGGTTCTTATCCGATCGATTCTGAACAGGATCTCCGTAATGCGGTCCAGGCTTATGGCAGGGCATCAGATAAACCTGCAACAAAAGCCCACATCATGAAGCGCGCTCGCGCTATGGGACTGGATGAGCTAATTCCCTCGAACTGGGTTTCCGGTAGTGGCGCAAAGGCCATCCTGAGCGCAGACGATGCCGGCTTTATGGCGTCGTTAATCGAGTTCGAATTGCTCGCGGAGGACACAAGCAACGGTTCCCTCTGAGGGCCCCTTTAAAGGCGGGTCCATATGACAGGGTTTGCTCCGAAGAAACGAACTTATCTTGCATCAAGGTTCAAACGGAACCTA